AGTCATGTTAGTCTTAGCATTTTTCCAATGACGATTAGTCAAAGTATCAAGGTTGTAACCTTTTTGATTGTAATCTGCCTTAATTTCGTTTGTAGGGAAGAAACGGTCAAGAACTGCCTCAACACGTGCGTCATTCTTGTCAGTAACTTTGTTTGCCACCATTTCACGAAGTTTCATAACTTCATTATAAGAAGCTGAAATTGAATTCATTTTTCTTACTTGGTCAGAAAACACCCCTTGAAATTTTTGGTTAGTTTCAGCCAAACCTTTAACATCTGTCATAAATTTGTTGATACTTTCAATAGAGTTATCCATCAAACGAGGACCCATTTCAAGACGACGAGGACCAACCATCCCGTTCTCACAAACAAGACGAAGAATATAAGGGTCAATTGCGATATCCTCAGTAGGACCTGCGGTTACAATAACACCTGTATGGAAAGCTTCATCCTTCAAATCAGGAATATCAAAACCCCAATTACTTTTTACAGTAGAGATTTGGATGTTTCCGTCACTTGAGATTGACATGTTACCAACATCCAATTGGTGGTCATTGATTACATTTTCAACCATATCAAAATAGAAATCTGTTGAAATGTATGGTTTACTTGCGTCAGTGATAGCCACAACTCTCATAGTTGAAGGGGATATATAAATCGCCACTTTCATGTCTTTTTGAGTTGCCATCTTGGTTTTAATGACTTTTACCAATTGGTTACGAGAATTCATACCGAAGATATCAGTAAATTTACCCATAAAAGAATCACTAATCTTAAGAGTTTTAAGTAATGACTTAAAAGCCCCAGACGATAGTTTTAATTTTACTCCGTCAATAGAGATATTACCATTACGACTTTCAACATCTTCAAAATCAATGTTAAGTTCAGCAAGAGTCATATTCTTACGGATGGGATAATTGTCTTTTACTTCTTTTTTAAAATTTTCGTAGTTTTCCATATTTTTTTATTGTTTATACAAATATAATGATTTTTTTAATAAATACAACACTTTATAGATAATTATCTACCCATTTGGATTATTCTTTCCGCCTCAATTTCATCATCAGATTCACCCTCAAACTCTCTCATTATTTGTTCTTCAGTTTCACTAGTAAATAAAACATCACTAACGGTATCTTCTTCAACAAATTCTTTTACCAAAGGAACCTTACTATAAATTTCTTTGTCAGAAGTTTCTGATTGTTGGAGAAGTTCCAAAAGTTTTTGGTCATTTTCATTTTGAAATGAATCCATTTGTTTTTGAATTTCAATAGCCTTTTCTAACTCATTGTATTTTTTAGAGTCATAGTTAATCTCACCACTAATTTTATCTAAAACCATATAAAGTTTTTTACGTGTATCACCTCTACGGTTTTTAACATAAACTAAATAACGTTGTCCAGTAACTTCATCAACACGAACAAACATCATAGCTGTTGTATTGTGTTTAAGTTTAGTAGAACCTGCGTACTCACCACCTTTAGTGATATGTTGGATAACATCGAAAGATGTATATTTTTTAAGTTCGTTTTGACCTTTAGTGTGTTTAACTAATAGATTAATTAACCAAGTTTCAACGGTTGAAGCGTTCATCTTACTTTGTGAGTCTTTGATTTTATCTTTCACATCCATAAAAGAGTCCATGATAACATAATCCCAACCCATATCAAGAGCTTGTTCCAAGGCTAATTTAGGATTTTCATAATCCGCCATGTAAAGTGTATTCAAATTCATTAATTGTGGGAGTTCTTCAGCTAATTCACGGTTGTCAATTGGATTCATTTCAGATGAAATATAAAGACATTTTTTGTCGGGGTTATAACGTTCAATACCAGTCATTTTATCAACTAACATTGTGGTTTTACCTGAACCTGGTTCACCAACTACAACCGAAATGGTTGCTGGCATGGTACCACCTTTTTTAGATATTACAGTATCGATGAATTTACCACTTTTTAATGGGATAAAAACTTCAGGCGGAAAATTAAAGTCAGTTAGTTTTACAATTTGTACCGATTCTTTTTGTTTTGTCATACAGTTTGTGTTTAGTTTTATTTACTCTTACAAAGATATAATATTGTTATTTAACAAACAAATTTATTTATGGAAAACAAAGAAATGGTTAGTCATCCACAACATTATGGTGGTAAAGATAACGTTTATGAGGCAATTAAAGTAATAGATGCTTGGGATTTAGGATTTTCTTTGGGGAATACCATAAAATATATCTCAAGAGCTGGTAAAAAGAATCAAACTAAAGAATTAGAGGATTTAAAAAAAGCCTTATGGTATTTAAATCACCATATTAAAACATTAGAAAATAAATTGAAAGAAAATTAGTGATATTTATTATTAAAGTAATTTTCAATGTCAACTTTATTATTAGAAAACAAATATCTCATAACTGAATCTGGTATCAGAGATATAAACAAATTAGCACAACGTTATGATAACGCTAAAATATACTTCCACCAAGACTTAGATGGTGTAACCACCGCTATTGCAATGAAAAACTACCTTGAACAAAATGGTATCAAAGTTGTTGAAACAGAAGTTATACAGTATGGTGATAAAGAATTTAGTATTAAAAAACCAATGGCAAGAGGTGATATAATGCCGGTTTTGGTTGACTTTGCACACGGTAAACCAATGTTTGTTATTCATACTGATCATCACGATAAACAGGTTGGTGCTGAAAAAGGAGCGTCAACATCTTTTAGACAATCACGTTCAAACGTTGAAACTATTTCACAAATAGTTTCCCCAAAAGAAATATTCCCATACTTAGATGTTTTAATGATTTCTACTGTTGATAGTGCGGATTATGCTAAAATGGGTATTACCCCTGAACAAGTTATGAACTATGTGTTTGTTTTGGATAAGGAAAAAAGTCTTGAAAAGAATAAAAAGATGATGGCCCTTGTAACTAACAAATTATTGTTAGCTTATAAAAACAAACCTAAATTTTTAGAAAGGCTGGTTATGGAATCTTCCGCATCCCTTTTAAGTATATATCAAAATATAGTTAGATTAGCAAAAGAAGAAGGTTATACTTCACCTGAAGTAATGACACAACACGCTAAGGAATACGCTGAATCAATGAAGACTAGTAAAAATGTATCATATGACCCTACAACTGGTATTATTTCACAGTATGGTGGTGGTTACATGGTAAAACCTGGTTCTTATGATAGATACGTACCTTTTAAAAACTTTCCTGAGGCTAATTTCTTAATTATAGCATGGCCTTTAGGTTTACTACAAGCTAGTTGTAACCCATTTAAGGCTGAAAGAAGTCTTAAAGGTGTTAATTTGGGTGAAATAGCTCAAGAAGTTTTAGTCAAATTTAAACCACAATTAGAACAGTTTGAAATTACTGTTGATACAATCAAATATTTTGCTGAAAAACACAAAGATTTTAGTCAAGAATCAGTTGGTTTTACCTATAATGACCTTATGGCAATTTATGGTCAGACAGAAGGTGGTATCACTGGTTTAAATACGGTACCCGAAGGTGCTAAAGAAGGTTACACGGTTGAAAGGTGGAGGGAAGCTATTAAAAAAGTTATGGATAAACCTTATACAAGTTTGGGTGAGAAAGAAATTAAAGCCTTAAAAATGTTAAAAGTTTCGGGGTGGGATATCATTCAAGCTAATAGTGGTGGTCACAAGTGTATAACCAATATTTCAGGTCTTATGTATTTTGGAAAACAAGGTGTACCTTATCTTAAAGAATTTCAAGCTGAGTTTGAAAAAGAACTTAGAACAAAAATATTAACAAACAATCAAACAAAATAAAAAAGGGGTTTTTAACCCCTTTTTTAATCTTTAACATATTTTTCAATATTATCAGCAATGTTTTTTAAATCGGAAAGATAATTCACGTTTCCCGGGTGTTCGGTATCAAAATAATTCATCTCTTTTAAAAACTGTAAGTAATCTTCTTCTGTTTTTATTTTACTTAAACCTATATAAGTTTGGTAAAAAGCATAATCTATGACAG